GGTGAGGAGCTCGGCTATGACGCTGTGGAGATCAGCGCACACGCAATGTCCGCGCCGGATCACGAGCCGGTGCAGGGGCATGTATTCCTGAAAGAGCAATTCAACCGGATGCAGGCGGGGCTCGACTTCACCGACACCGACGGCAATCACTTCGAGGGCTTCCGCCGACCGATCGGCGAATGGAACTGCCGGCACACTCCGATGAGCTTCTCCACAGAGTGGAGCAAGCGCAAATGGACGCCGGAACAGTTGCAGCAGTTCATCGACGACAACAAAGCCGGCTGCGTGATCGACGGCAAGCACAGGACGCTCTATGAGGCAACGCAAATGATGCGTGACATCGAGACGCAGGTGCGCCGGGAAAAGGATGCCGCTGTCGCTGCCCAAGCCGCGGGGGACGATGTGCTGCGGCAGGATTGCCAGCGGAATATCAACGCACTGGTGAAGCGTTATGCGGAGGTTGCGAAGGCTTCCGGTGCTGCGGAGAAACGGCAGCGGATGACGGTCGAGGGGTTCCGGGCGGTGAAAGTGAAGCCGGAATACTCTGATGTCTTGACAAAGTGGGGCGCTGATGGTAAAATAGATCTAGACAGATTCCAAAAAGACCTCGCAGCGGGGCGTGTCAACACAGCAATCGACCCGAAACAGCAGCCGAAACATATGCTGACATCGGATTGGAAAAACCAAGTCAAGCAGGCACTCAGGAATGGCGGAAAGCCGAAAAGCAGGCTCGCAAAAGGACTTGACCCGCAGGAGATCGTTTCAAAGTACGGCGGGACGGGAGAGATGCGAGTTTATAAAGGGAATCACTGTGTTGATGAGTTTGTGACAATCCCAGACAATGCGGGCGTCACATTTGATGCGAAAACTGGCAAATTCGTCAAGACGCATCGAATTCAAATCAAGTACACAAACAACGGAGTACATGTACTGCCGGTTTTAGAAAGGACGTGATTGGCATGGATTGGCGAGAGCGTAAAATTGAGCAGCTCCAGTTTCACAGAGCACGCATTTACCTGAAAGACGGGAGAATTCTTACCGGGACGGCGGACTGTGTCTGCGATGCGTCCGAAGGAGACGGAACTGACATCGAGGGTCTTGCGTTTAACGCTGACGGCGAAAAATACGGAGAGATTTTTCTAGAGGACGACATCGACAGATTTGAATTACTGGATTAAACCGCCCTGAGTAATCAAGGCGGTTTTCTCATGCCCAGTCGCATCAGTCGCAAACGGCTGTCAATAGAGTGGATTTGAAGTGAATTTATAGTGAATTTGAAAGGAGTTTATCACATGGAAGATTGGAAAGACCGGCTGAAAGCTGAGTACAAAGAGCTCAAAGAACGGCTCGAAAAGCTGCACAAGTGGAACGTAAAGCAGGAAGCCGTCTTCCGTTTGCAGCCTTGCAGAATCGAAAAAATCGAGGATGACCAGAATCAGCACCTTTGCAGGGAGCAGGAAGAAGCAATGACACGGTATCTGCATATCCTTGAACTGCGTGCCGAAATCTACGGCATCGAGCTGAACTGAATACTACACAAGCACTCTGCAAAGGGCGCTTTTTTCATGCCCAAACACACGCCAAACGCACGCGTGCGTTTAAATGAAAGGGGGGAAAGATGATGCCTGACAAGGAAAGAGTCCAGCAGCAGACCGCGCAGGAAGAGAAGCCTGCAAAGGAAAAGACACCGAAGAAAGCCGGCAGGCAGCAGAAGAACTGCAACAGAACCAAGGTCGCAAACTGAGCGGCTGAAAAACTCAATACGGGAATTAGCACTGATGTAAAAACATCGGTGTTTTTTCATGTCCGGAATGACGCAAAACTATCAAGCGGAGCGGAAAGAACCGCGACACCAAACTGAAACGCGAAAGGAGAACCAACCACTATGAAGCGTGAAGATGTATCCAGAATCTTCAACGGCGCAACCGAGGAGCAGATCAGTGCAATCCTTGACATCAACAGCAAGGATATCGGAAGTGCCAAATCAAAGGCAGATGCACTCAACGATCAGATCGCATCTCTTAACGATCAGATCAAGCAGCGCGATGCCGACCTGACTGCTATGCGTGACAAGCTCACAGCAGCTCAGGCAGACGCCGGGAAACTGGCAGATGCCCAGACCGCACTCGCAGATCTGCAAGCAAAATATGCCGCAGACCAGCAGGCATGGGATGCGCAGAAAGCTGCGCAGGCGTATGAATTCGCCGTGCGTTCCAAGGCAGGCGAGCTCAAATTCAGCTCGCACGCTGCGCAGAATGATTTCATACGCAGTGCGATCGAAAAGGGCATGAAGCTTGATGGTGATACAATCCTCGGCTTTGAAGATTTCAAAAAGGCGTACATGGACGCTGATCCGTCCGCGTTTGTCCCGGATGAACCGAAGCCCACACCCACAATCACACTACCCGGCAAGAGCACACCTGCACCGAGTTCCATGACGCTCGCAGAGGCAATGAAGAGAGCCAATGCAGGTGAAAAAATCGACATCGGCGCGATTACAGCGCCGAGAAAGGAGTAAACCATGGCAGAAGTCTTTGATTCCAAGATTTTCAACGCGGAAGTCTTCGGAAAGTACGTTGAAACCGTACCGAGTGTAAAGCGCAACGCGCTGCTCAATGCCGGTGTCCTTCGCAACCGTCCTGAGCTTGCCGCAATGCTTCCGGATCAGACCGGCGGCAACTTCATCACGCTGCCTATGACCGGAAACATCGGAGGCGATGCTCTCAACTATGACGGCAGCACCAACATCACCGCGACCAGCATTGACACGTTCGCTCAGTCGATGATCGTTATCGGTAGAGCAAAGGCGTGGGCGGAAAAGGACTTTTCCTTCGACATCACCGGTCACGACTTCATGGCCGAGATCGCTTCGCAGGTATCCGGCTACTGGGACGACGTTGATCAGACCACGCTGCTGAAAATCCTTGAGGGTATCTTCGGCGTGAGCACGAACAACTTCTCGACCGACCACACGCTGGACATCACCGGCGAAACCGTGAAGGTTGTCGATGCTGTAACGCTGAACAATGCAGTCCAGAAGGCGGCTGGCGACAACAAGGACATCTTCCGTGTCGCCATCATGCACTCGCAGGTCGCAACGAATCTCGAAAACCTCCAGGTGCTTACCTACTGGAAGGAAACCGATGCAAACGGCGTGCAGCGTCCGGTCGCAATGGCCAGCTGGAACGGCAGAACCGTCATGATCGACGATGCTGTCCCGAAGAGCACGAGTGATGGTGTGACCTCGTACACGACCTACATCCTCGGCGACGGCGCGTTTGACTACGCGGATGTCGGCGCGAAGGTCCCGTATGAAGTCTACCGTGATCCTACTACCGCAGGCGGAAAGGATATGCTGATCACCCGTCAGCGCAAGATCTTTGCACCGCGCGGTTTCAGCTTCGTTCAGCCTTCCACTCCGATCGTATCGCCGACTGATGTTCAGCTCGCAACAGCAGCGCGCTGGACGCCTGTCAAAAACTCGGCAAGTAATGCATACTTCGAGAGCAAGGCAATCCCGATCGCCAAGATCATTTCCAACGGCTAAGGAGGTGCACTATGAGCGTCACCGGAAGAGTTGATACACTTGAAGGCGACAAGAACGCAGCGATCGCCAAGCTCATGAGGCATGCTGAGTCAATCCTTGCCGGTCTGATCGAGGAATGCACAGTGAAACCCGAAGACGATGAAACAAGGCTCTGGAACACATACGATCTCTGGAACGCTCAAATACATCGACAGCGGGACGCTGAAAGAGGTATGGGGCGCCGGGTATTTCCTGTGTCTGAAATTCTCAGACGTTGACGAAAGCGCAACATCTGTTGCGGTCGGTCTCAAGCCGTCAGTCAGCTCTGGGATGGTCGAGCTTGACGAGGATATGAACGCGGTGTTCAAGGTCACAGACAAGGGCAAGCAAAAACTCAAAGTCGTCTCGACGGACGGCACCAGAAGCACCGTGCAGACATTCGATCTGAACGGAATCAGATTTGCTCCGATTGAGTAAAGAAAGGGGGCGACATGAATGGCACACTCAACGTATTTGACATATAGCGAGTATCAGACATACGGCGGCACAATCGCGGAGACAGCATTTCCGACAGCCGAATTCAAGGCGAGGAAACGTATCGACTATCTCACAGACAGCCGCGTACAGGAAATGGAGACCATCCCGGAAGCTGTTAAGCTGTGCATGACAAGCATCATCAACACAGAAGCTGCGACCGGAGCGGATGCTCTTGCAGCAAAGCCGCTTGTCGCCTCTTTCACGACTGACGGCTACTCGGAAAGCTATGGCGCGGCGACAGAGCAGCAGGCAGCACTGCAAGCAGCACTTACTCGCCAGATCAAGGAAATGCTTTACGGAGAGCTTGACGACAACGGCACACCGCTGCTGTACAGGGGGCTTGACCGATGAAGCAATGCAACGAGACGATCACCGTCATGAATCGGCGGTACGACACTGAAACAGGACGGGACGTGTGGACGCCGACGGTT